AATAACTGGTTTAGTTGAATCGAAATTCTTCTCAAAAGGATTCTCTAGCTCTTTAAGTATAGCCTTAGCAAGTTCTTTATTATTGAAATTATTATAAATTAAAGAACTATATTCTGTAGAATCAAGAGAATATACACTTACATACATTGAATAAGCTGCGTTTGAAGATGTATTTGAAAGTGCGCTTGAAGCTGTATTTAAATGTGCTTTTGAAGATACATTTGATGCTTCATTACTATCATTTATTATATTTGTGAGTGCATTTTTCATCCGGTTAAAGGTTCCTGGACTATTGTCTGCACATGTCTTATTGGCAGCGTTGTAGTATGCATTTACAGCTTCAGGCATTAGACTTGACAGGCAGAAGCTTGCTGAATACGTTGTTCCATTTCGTGAAAATACTGCTGTGACATATGATACGTCACCACTGCTATGGTTAGCGGTCTGGCTTACAAGCTGGTACCAGTCTGAAAATGGCATGCTTTTTATTTCTTTTAACATTATATTATATATATCACGTGTTTTATCTTCAGATATATAATCTGAAAAGGTGATATTAGCATCCTCGTATGAAGGAAGATTCTTATATTCTGAACAGAAATCCTCGTTTTTAGTGAGTGCACTGGCAAGCTTATTAACATCACTTTCCTTTAAAAATACCTTGCGGTATCTGCCTAAAATTCCATCTTTAAAGTATACTTCATATGTTACATAGTTCACAGAAGAACGTTTGTAATAAGGCAGTTCATTAAAATTATCAAGCTGTTCAGCGTTATCGTTATATATATCAGCTATAAGCTTTATAGTATTTTTGTCGTTTATTTTTATATTTTTAATACTGTCACAATAATTAGATAAAAACATATAGTCACCTCACTTTAAAAATGTTCGACGTCGAACTTTATAGTCCGACGTCGATTTCAATTTAGGTTTCTGCAATATAGAAAACAATTCCATTTTCGGACATATCGTTAAAATATCCATATGTCGCTTTGTTGTAATAGTTGGTATACTCGTCGTGATTGTTACGCTCTGTAGTTCCGTTGCGTTTTGTGATTGTAACACCCATTGCGTCACGGTCATACATTACTGCAATAACTCCGGTCTGTTCGACTGTTGTTGTTTCGTCAAGTTTGATATGAATTTTAGACGTATCTTCGAAACCATAAGTTGTACCTGTACCCTGCCAGTATGGTAATGTGCTATATGTATTAGCAATCTTTACCATTTCATTGTGGTAGGTATCAGATTCCAGATAAGATACAAGCGCACTGTCAAAATCCTGTAAAACATTTACAACGAGATCAGCGGTTGGGGTATGACGTTTATATTCTTCATCATTAAAAAGAATACTCATACGTTTCATACGAGAAGCCCAAAGGTTAATCTGCTGACTAGCCCATTTCAAGAAACCAATATCCCTAAGACAACTAGCAACCGTCAAACTGTTATTGGTTAATGTGTTATATTCCGTCAATAAATTATGTTTTCCGCACGGTTTGGCTGTATGTAATTTATTAGCGATAAACGTTGCCCGAGTAAGATTTTTATTGTTTTCCAACGCTACTTCCATATAACTATCCATTGTAATAAAAATAGCGTCAATGAGTGTAGCGACACCCTGGGCAGAAGTAAAAGCAGTCTTAAACATAAAATCAGGAATTGTCACATCAATTTCCCAAGTTACCATTTTCTCGAATAACTTTTGCTTAATTGTAGGTTTAATTACTGGTGCGAAAACTGGTGTGTATGAATCACTACCAATTTCCCATGCATTATTTTCTTTTGCTTCCGGTAAATCAACATAAATTTTCTGAACGATACATCCATACTCAAAAGGTTCTTTTACAAGTCCGTCGTCGCCACTTGCATTGTATCTACGGATAGAAAAAATTGTTCTTCCGATTCTGTCTACAAGAGATTTAGCAAATTTATCGGTGTCTTTATCAGACGATAAAACTTTATCTCCCAATGCGACAAGAGTTGACGTGTCTTTTACGGTGATTGCACTTTCTCCGAAAGTCTGTTGTGCCACTTCGTTAATTAAGGTGTAAATCTGGTTTACTGTACTCATATACTATTTGTCCTCTCTTTCCGGTTCATCTGAACCATTGTTATTGTTTATATTTACAATGTCATTTAATGACATTGTAATCTTTTTATCAAATGCATCTCTAAATGTTTCTAATGTTTTAGTGGTGTTCGACGTCGAACTTTCAACAATCTCTTTCATAGTTGTTGCCATATCTTCAATAGCTTTAATTGTAGCGTTATTGTTTTCAGATAATTTATTACTATTATCATTTTCTACCGGTGGTACTAATGCATCAATACTTCTCATTTTAATACACTCCTTTTTCTTTTTTTATTTGCGTAAACTCTGTGCCACATAAATTATCACTAAATGTTATTTTTTTATTTTTTATCATATCCATTATCATACTATCATATTTTAATAGATCTGTCAAGTTATAGGTTGCTAGTGGATTAGAGGTGAAATCATCAGTGACAATCCTTTTACAATTTTTTGGTATGTTTTTAGTTGCCGGATAAACATACAATAAAGTTTCTTTCGTTTCTTTGTGTCTAATCAAATTTATCATAAATTTAAAACTGGTATATTTATAATATATTTGATATATAACGTCATAGTGTTCAAATTTTTCCGGTAAATGTGGATATGTGTCTGTTTCCCATACTCCTGTAGTAATCATTTCAGTCTTTTTACCGAAAAACATTTTGGAATTACTTCCGGTGTTTTCGCAATATTCAACCGCAATCGTAACTACAATAGGCTCTCCTGTTTTTTCGTCGTACTGGTTTGTAAACTGACGATATATTTCAATAGTACCCTGCTTCTGTGTTTTTATATGGGTGAGTTGCCATTCTTCGAAGTATGGGCACAATCTCGAAATCGTATTTCCTATCAAAAAAACTCTAACGTACTCACGCCTTGCTATAGTAGAAATAATATCCATAAGGCTTCTTACCTCGTTAGCAATATAACCACTGTCGGTTATAAATTCCTCAAAAATGATATTTCCAATTTTTGGAAATGCTAGCGACTTGTAATGTGTAGCAGAAGTTAACGAAAAAGCCGAGCCTATCTTTTTTCTGTCAAGTATTTTTTCTTCTTCCTCGTGTATTAGGTAAATATCACCACGATAAACTCGTACACTTTCGAACATACCGTTAGTAATTTCCATAATAGGCATATCAGAGAAATATGCTTCTACGTCACGAGTCTTTATCTCATCCCTCCAGCGTCTTAAATATGCTAATTGACAACGCTCTTTAGGTTGTTTTGTTCGTATATCTTTTTCATGGTATGCTTCCCATAAGGCAACATACTTTGTGGCATAGCTTTTACCGTTAGAACGTTCACCCAACAACATATTATACATAGCCTTTTTTGATAACAAATTATCTATGTTATAATATCTCTGTTTCTCTTTCAAATATACTTGTCACCTCTCTCTTATTCTGAACCATTGTCAAAATTGATTCATAATCATCAGTTATACCTAAACTATATGTTGTAGGTTGTGCGCATATACCATATTTATAATTGCTATGAAATTCATCATATTGACCTTTATTCCATACAATCGGCGGCATATCGTCTACATATGTCATTATAAGTTTCTGTGCGTGTTCGACGTCGAACACAGTTCCGTCTTTAAAATCATCAATGTTGTGTAATTGTGATACCGCACTTTTTCTTACACCGGAAACTGTCATATGTAATTTATCATCATTATCAACATAACAATATTTTTTAGCCCCTAATGTTTTAAACTTTTTATATTGACCATCATCGTCAAATATTCCAAGTCTATGTGATATTCCGTTTTTATCTCTGGGGCAAAATTTATCCCTTGGAATACCTAACATATCGGCTCTCATATTTTCACGTCTTTCTATTTCTTTATTGTATCTTTCAAAAAAATCCGTATCACATTCTATATATTTTATGCTATCTGTATCACAATAAGCAACATTATAATCTAAGGCTAAAATGCCTCTCCATAAATTGCGTCTCGCATATGCAGTGACCCACACCCCAAACTGAAATGCACCGAAAGTTTTCGAAAGTTTCTTTTTTTCACTAGCAATTTTTGTGTAAAAATTTTTTTCATTGAGCAATTCTTTTTTCCATCTATCTTCCTCAAACTCTATTGTATCGGTTATATTTTTGGTAACCATCATTCCATACATTGAGTTTATATATTGTTTACTTTTCATATATAACGGCTCTTTTTCTTTTATACCTTTTAATGTGGTTTTATTTCCGTATAGTTCCAATATGTATTTTACAAAAGTAGGTGAAAGATAGTCATTGCTAGATATTCGAAAATCTATTATATTAAGATTGTCAAAATCGTAGCACAATTGAAATATTTCATAATCAATATTTGTCAATAATAACTGTACATAATCAGCTTTTAATACCCTACCATTGTCCAGTGAATATCCTTTTATTTTTGAACATTTTGAAAATGACAACCAAGTGTTCCAACGTTTCGATCTTAAATGTTCGACGTCGAACGTTATTATATAACTGTAATTATCATTGTTAAAATAATCATTACATGGTATTGTTTCCTCAAAGTACGTCATGGGATATTTTTCCAAGCACATTACCGTTGGATAACTGGAAGATATATCTTTACTACAAACGTTATCTAATACAATGTTCGTGTGTACTGCATTACTATGAGCATAACCACCCATAAGACAATCACATAATAACGCATAATCTTCTATTGTCTCCGGAATCAATTTTATACAACGTTTTCTGTATTTATACTCACTACTTACGTTCATACGGTCAATTACTTCTTTTCGTACTTCTCCTGTTTGGGTAAACGGTATGTCGATTATATGACCGTATTTCTCTTTGTACTGTAATAAACCAAAATACATAACAAGCACATCATTAAAACAATAAGCTAGCTCTTTATCAGTAAGTACAGTTTTAGGTGTTCTCAAAATAGTATAATCTAAATCGCCTACCAATTTTTGAACACTCAACTTTCTTTGTTCCGCCCATGTTGCCAAACTCATGTTTGTTAGAAAATAACTGCACCGGAATTGGTAAGTACTCCATTCAGCGAACAACGGTTTTCGCGCCTGTCTAGCAAAAACATAATCAAATTGTAATACATTTATCAAAAACTGGAATTCGAATGAAAAATTATGAATATATACAATCTTTTTGTGCGGTTCATAATATTCCAATTCTTGTAAAAAATCTTTGAAATCTTCTAGTGTTCTTCCCCAAAAAACGTTATCGTTTATGGAAAACTGCCATACATAGCAGATAGCAAACTTCTTGCAATCTTCATAATATTTTTTACTTTTTCCCAAGTATGGTTCAAGCGTATCACTATCTTTATGCAAAAATCCACTAGAAGTTTCAATATCAAAGCACATTATATCATCATTGACTATATCAGCCCGGTTTTTCTTTTTAAAGTAATGATTTTGGAAATCGATTTCTGATAATGGTGAATCCCTTATATTATACATATGTAACTACTACCTTGTTAAAATTCCTGATACAAAATCTCTGAAATTTATATTATTTCTTTCTTCTGTATCGAGTTTATTCCATTGTGATATAACCATATCAACACTCTTTCTAAAATTAGGTTTATCTTCTTGAGCAATACTTGTCCAAACTGAAAAAATGTCCTCTAAAGAATATGGGTTTTCTGTAAAACGTTCTACACGTTCCGCGGTTGCCACCGCCCTGTCAGAATCTTCATAAAACAATTCCTTAATCTTTCCCCATGACGGAGAAGAAAAAACAGAATCCCAAAAAACTGCCTGTGATTGACTCATATTTTTTGTAAAAGTCTGAAAACCTTTGTTTTTTAAAGACTTTTTGAATCTTGATATTGTGCTATAACTAGAACTCTGATAAGTTTTTGCAATATCTAATATTTGTTTTTTCTTTTCTTCTGTCAATCCGGCAACTTTAAACGTTGGAACTCCAATAGACTCATACCCATAAACCATATCTAATTGATGTTTTATCATCTGAATTGAGTCGTGTTCTTCACCTAGATAAGCGGTCATTCTTTTCAAACGTTTATTCATGTTTGCTAAAAGTTGCCTTGGATTTTCAGAAATTATATTTTTTTCATCCGACATTACAAATCAACCCATTCTGCACTATAACAAGTTTTTTTGTACTTTTTATCCGTGTATTTATTAGCACGTAAACCAACGCAACCACGTTTGATTATGGAAATGCTTTCTCCATCTTTCAAAATTTCCTCGACAACTTCTGTCATGTGCTCTGGTAAGTCGATTAACATTTTTTCTTCAACGTTGATTGCTACAGGATGAGGTTTAAACTTGCCTTTTTTATTGATGTATAAACCATCAACTTTTATCACATTTTTACCATAGCTCGTGTAAATATCAGACAGTTTCATAAAACTAAAATCAGTAATATCAATGTCAAAAATGACATTTCCCTTATTATACTTCTTTGCAAAACTCATATTTTACCTCTTTCTCTCCGTCATGCCGATGAGCCAGCTATTTTTTTCAAAATGTTTCACGTGAAACATTTGATTGTTCGACGTCGAACTTTTATAAAGTGCATACATGATTTTTCGGTTTTCTAACTTTCTTCCTGCATTGAATACTTGCTTCAATGATAAACTGACAGTTAGTATGCTCCTTCATGTCACTTTTGGATATTGCATATCTGATACAACGCTCAACATTTTTCGTTGTAGTTGTTTTCTCTTTTGCAATTAGGTT